GAGTAATATCATTTTCTTTTTTACAGCCAGTACAGTTAAACTGAAGAGTGTGCTGTAATTTTGGAGTGTTTGATATATACTCTTCAATTTTATTAAGCTGCGCGCGATTTAAGCTGTTTACAAACGTTAATAGTTCTTCACGAGTTGACTGCGCTGCTGTATAGACTCCGCTGTCATCAAAAATTGATTCGATTGACGCAATAAGCATGTTTGTTATTGTGTCAACATTAACTTCGGACGCAGACACTATGGATGACATGTCATCAACACATATATGACGTAAAATTACCCCAATTTTATCGGTTAGCATAATTTTGTTATTAACCTGCTGTTTTGGCCACGTAATTTCAATGTCGTCTATGTTTACTGAAACTTCGTTGTACGTTTCGCAGTGATCGCACTTGCAGCGTATGTTGCTAATTTCTCCTACGCTTTTAGCGCGCAGTTTTAAGAAAATATACTCGAGGTCAAACGACGTTAATTGTTCTGGTTTGCATACGTTGAAAGTGCATGCGCGTATAATGTCTTTGATTGCTGACATCATTTCGCCCGAGTTATTAGACTCCTGTGCGAGCAATAATATTTTTTCTTCTTTTACGAGGAATGGACGATATTCAATTGACTGCGAAGTTGATGGCACAGTCAGTATATATTTTGGTGATTCAAGTGTTGGTAATGGCATAATGTTATATATTAGTGTATAATTTTCAATTTATCGTATGTAAATACTACTGTTACTTTTTGAATAGTAGATTCACTGTTGTTGTCTAATTCCATGGAGTTTAGAGTAATTGGATAGGCTCCCTGCAAAGTTACTTTATGAACCTCTTTATTTTGTTCATCTAGTTGAGTAATACCTATTTCAGTCTTATAGTCACTATAATTAGAAGTTAGCAGATACGAATCGATATTTATTATCTTTTGCATCCACTTGTCTATCGCAGTTTTAATAAAATTATTATTAGTCGCAATAAATGTCATTGTAATGTCATCCTCAATATATCCAGTTGGTATTTTTAGTGGACGACGAGTGCCGATATCATAGTCTAAAGTCGTTATTTGTTTTCCAGGAATGCTAGCCGTCTCACACAAGTATGGTATGTCTCGTGTTGATTCAGACGACCCAGGAATTGCAGCAAACGTTACGTAAAAGCGATTTGGTTTAGCAATGCCGCCATTTCTAATTATGGCAGATTTAAAATCATTTATTGATGAAGACATATTAGACTAGAGTGCGTGTTTTTTGCCAAATTGAAGCGTTCTTTTGACCTACGAAAGAATCAGTTGGTAGAAAGAGTGCTATTTCCCATTCGGGTGGAAGCACTTCGACTGTTTTAGAAACGACATGTTTGTACAAGTAGTGTTTAAAGCAAGGGGCGTATGCTCGTAACTTTGCAGTGCTGCTTAACATGTCGTATGACAGCCTAAAACGAGTTGTCTCGTCTAGCTTTTTATTATTCATATGATCCATAAGACGGTCAAAAAAGACTGCCCGCTGCCGTGGCGGCAAGTAGTGTAAGTTTAGACCATAGAATCCTCCTTTTGCCGGTCCTACCATGAGTATAAGCGGAAACTTATCGTAGTATGGCAGTGTCTCTTTGTATTTGGGGTCATACAAAAACATAAACATACGACCAATGAGTGGTTTGCCACGTGTCTGTAATGAGTCGTCATTTAACACCCTTGACGGGGATATGTTTGACAGGCTACGTATTTTACGTATAAACCAGTCACGCGACTCTGCAGTACGCGGTAAAAAGCCGGCGCGTTCTGCATCGGCTTGAATCTTAGAAAAAAGAGACGGCATATATCTATTTATAACGTTTTTTTACGTCAATAATTTTATGCCAAGCGCCTTTATGGTGTCTTCGGTCCATACCTCAAAAATCCATCCTCGATCGGCGCAATATTCTCTGGCTGCTTCCCATTTTGATATGTTTTTAGCGTATGTAAGAACCTCTGTAATGTATGCCTTTGTTTTTCTAGATTTCACAGTTGGTTCCTGTGTTTGTTTTTTTGGTTTTATCTCGATCAGATACGTTTCACCGGTTTTAAATGTAATTTTTAAATCCACAAAATATCTATGACTCTTTCCGTCTGACCTACACCGGTATGGCACGACTGTTTCTTCGCTGCTCCAAGAGACTACTGCAGCGTTTTCGTCACACCACTTAAAAACTTGACGCTCCCACAACGAACGATAGACGACTCCAGACGCGTCGCCATCATATTTTTCTCGATGTATTATGCGATATTTACCGCTATAATAATGTTTTTTCGCCATATAAATACTTATATGACATATGGTTTTCCAAGTGATCGAGCAAAGCTGTCATCACGCCCGTTTATTAAATTTTCATGCAAAGGCGCGGCGGCTGCTACAATAGTATTGCCTATACCAGGCTCGCTACAATTTGGTGACGGCGCAACATACAATAATTCCGAATTGGGATTTTTGGGAGGCAGTATCGCAGGCATAGCGTCAGCTGCTTCTGGCGCAAATACATTTAAAGGTGCCGGCGAAGCTGCGATTAAGCAGATGGGTAATATATACAACAACGCAAAGGCAGGACTTGCAAATTCATCGATTTCTTCACTTGTACAAGGAGTGACTGCCTTAACTGGAGCAAATGAATCAATACAAAGTGCAATAAGCATTGGCACCGGAACGACCTTAAACAAAAATATAAACACTGAATTTACTGCGACAAATACCCGAGTTTTTACGTTTGCCTTTCAACTAATACCGTCTTCAACGACTGAAGCAACTGCTATAAAAAATATTGTAGAAGCATTTCGTAAAAACCTTTATCCAGAAGGCGGCGAGTTTCAATTAAAATATCCACCAAAATGGACTATAGAGTTTAGAAAGGGCGGAAGCGGAGACGTCATAACTGATATACCAAAAATAGGACAAACATATTTAACTGAAGTTAGCACTACGTTTAACAGTACCGCCAATATGTGGAGGGCTGACGGCTCACCAATCGAAACATCCATTCAGTTACAGTTTATGGAAACGCGAGCCCATAGACGAGACACCTTACCAACATAAACTATGTCTTTTTTTACAAAATATCCTAAAATAAACTATGATTTATTTTCAGACGGTTCTATATTTGAACTCACTGATATTTCTCGTGCTGTAATTATAAATTCGACCCGCATCGCTGATGACAGCGCGCTATATACATACTATAGCGTAAATGACGGCGATCGCCCCGACGTAGTTTCACATAAGCTTTATCAAAACTCCTCTTATTACTGGACATTTTTTATCGTAAATGATTTTTTACGCGACGGCTATACTTCGTCTTGGCCGCTGTCATACAGAAACTTTACGCGAATGATAGAACAAGAATACTCTAAATATTCATCGCTATCAATTAAACCGACTACAAACCCACAGTTAGAGTTGGACGGCACCGGATTTTTAGATATGTCGTTTATACCACTAACTTCTCAATATTTGCCATATCTAAAGTTTGTGTCTGGTGACGGCGAGTATCGTTCAAATTTTATTCGATACGACGCAAAAAGACACCAATGCATTATAAGTGACATACACAAAATTATTAATGCAAAAAGAATTGAAGTAGCGTCTAGAGAAGATTTTGTAGAAAGTAATAATTACGCATATAAAATAGCTTGGGACGACTCGATACGCGAGTTGGAACTGTCTTCTGCAGACGCCAAAGATAAAGATAAAGTTTTAAAGGCAGAAACAGATGCGCAAAATAAAAATATTGCTTTAAAGGCGGAATGGATTGATTCAATCTATTCTATGATTACTCAATATGATATTACTGGCGCTAGTGAACATGTTGCCGCAAAAACAACAAAGGAAGACTATATTGCCTCTAAGAGACTTATGATAGCAAAGCCGGAGTTTAGGTGGAGTGACTATTCAAACGCTGCATACGAGTATTATTCGCCAAGCGACGCCGTATTAAGCGCATACGACGCTCTAACAAATGATCTTATAGTTAACCCAAAAATAACATCATTTTTTGAGTATGAAACGTCTATTAATGATTCGAAACGAATGATAAGAGTAATACGTCCAGAATTTATAAGTGAATTTTCTGATAGATACTTTAATACTATAAATGATGTAGAATAATTATGTCAGCCAAACCAATAGCGCCAGCTCATTCAAAAAATACTCCTAAGATTGGTTATAGCGATCAGGCAAACGTCAAGTTGCCAGGCGCCTTTGAGGTTGAAAAATTAGATATAATTGACTCTCAAGGAGTTAGAAAAGACATAAGAAGTCTAGTTGAATCGTTTACAATTACCAGTGAGCTATTTTCTCCAGTACTAACTCTTTCTGCATCCGTACGTGACACTGAAAAATTATTTGAACCAGTTGGCGGCAAACAACTCCAAATATGCGGACAAGAAAATATTGAAATAAAAATTAAGCCAGCGATTGGAGATGCGATAGAACATACATTTTCAGTAAAGGAATATCCAACTCTTGTTCGTACTTTAGACTTTCCTCACACACAGATTTATACGCTTTTAGCAATTTCAGAATTTGCTTATCGTAGCAGTCTTATGAATATATGTCGTGTGCTTGATGACGGAAAACGACTAGATCAAAATATTGAAACTATTTTTAAAGATGACTTGGGACTAAAAGAATTTAATGTAGAAGGAGAGATAGAAACCAAATTTAAGGGAATTATAAACATTCAACGCCCATTGCAAGCCGCTGAGTGGTTGCGTTCACGCTGCTTTACAGAAAACGGCTCTCCGTTTTTCTTATACAGCAACACCACTCGTCCTGGAGAAATATTTTTATCTTCGTGGTCCAATCTTTCCGGAAAGACTTCTCCAATCGTTGCAAAATATGAGTTTAAACCATTTATCAAAGAAGAACCTGGAACAGAAAAGCATACAGTAGCCGAAAGAAATCGTCTGCTGAGCATGACCTCTTCAATCAAACTCGATCGGCTAAAGGCATCAAACGCTGGTGCCTATGCAAGTCGGTATAACGTTATAGATTTTTCTTCGAAAGCATTTTATATTCTAGACTTTAACGGCAAAGAAACGTCTGACTGGAAACCACGTAAATATAACATCAAAGACAGAAGTGGAAACTCACAAACTGCCACGATGCACACAATTGCAAGCTCGAACGTCGTCAGCGTGCACGTAAATCGTGGTATTTCTGAGTTTGGAGACGGCAACAGCGGGGGAGTTGCGTATAATTCTATTACTGCGTGCGAACGATACTTACCGCCGTCAAGGGCGCTCTATGCTCGGTTAAACGAGGTTAACCATGATATTGTAGTCTATGGAGACAGCGCGATGCAACCTGGAGTAAAAATAAATCTAAAGGTGCCAAAGCCAAAATTAGAAAATGATAGACAAGAATCAGAAATTGATGAGCTTGCGTCTGGAGACTATGTTATTCTCGTCGCGGCATCTGTTTTTTCTAACGGCATATACACAAATAAGTTAAAGGTTGCCAAACTTGTTCCTAGCGTAGAAGGAAATATATTAGAATCAGTTAAAGGCAGCGCCGGTGATCAAACTGGACAGGGCGCTAGCAACACAAACGTAAATCCAAATGGCGTTGGAAAAACTACACCCTCAACCGAAAGTCAAAAGGCATACTACAATAAAATGTATAACGCGCTATACAAAGAAGCTGTTGCTAAGGGACTGCCAAATCCAGACGTCGTTGCTCGTCTTGGAGCTGCCCAAACGTGCTTAGAAACAGGATATGGCACACGAATGGTTGGAAACAACGCGTTTGGAATAAAAGCACACACTGGCACTGGCAACGCTGGAGCAGTCACTGCCTCAACAAAAGAAGTTATAAATGGGAAAACTGTCACTATAAATGATAGTTTTAGGGCGTATAGCAGCGTAGAAGACAGCGCAAAGGGCTATATTGATTTCTTGTCTGATAATAAACGATATTCACAGGTACTAGCTTCAACAAATGTTAGTGACGCCGTAACAGCAATAGGACAATCAGGATACGCAACTTCGCCAGAGTATGCGCGAGACGTTGGCTCAATCGCTAGAAAATTCCAGTATGAAAATTGATCATTGGTTTACCGCTATTGTAGAGAATATTGCAGATCCGCTAAATGCAGGTCGTGTGCAGATACGTTGTTACGAGTATCACGAACTTGATGACGCAAATAGTATACCCAGTGAAAAATTGCCATGGGCAACTCCACTCCTACCAATCACCAGCGCTAGTAATTCGGCTGTAGGCGCGAGCGCAACTGGGTTAATGGTTGGTAGTTGGGTTTTTGGTTTTTTTAGAGACGAAGACCTACAAGATCCTGTTATAATTGCAACAATACCAGGAACAACAAATTTAAGCGGAGGCGGCGCCGACATCCCACAAGACGCAATATCATCCTCGGTAGGAAACTCATTTGTAAGCGGAACAAATGTTTCGCAGTATGTAGACGGCTCTCCAATAGCAAATTCGGCAAATACTTCTGCGCTTGACGGCGCGCCAGCCGCATGGGCTGATGAGAAGGTTGCAAAAGGAGCGGTGGATTCATTTGTCAACGATGTACTTAATTCTTCACAATAATTATAATTATGTCTAACGTTTCAAATCAATGGTGCGCTGAAAAATTAACTGGATTTCTAAAATCATCGGTTAAACCAGACAACGCAGATCTTCCTGCAGACACTAGTAGTTTAACTAATTGGCTAAACTGGCCTCTAGGCAAGGGAGCCAAATATATGACACAAATAGCAAGCCCCAAAACGCTGTATAAGGGCGATATTATTATTAGAAGCGGCGCAGAAGACTATGTTGCTGTCGTGTATGACGGGGGTCCAGTATCAGGAACCTATAAAATTGCAGAATTTGACTATATTTCTAAAAAGATCACTAAAAAAAGTACTACAGGGCCAGTGGCGTATATACTACGAATCAGAGGCGCGTATGGAGACCCAGGAATTACAAGTACCGCAGCTGACGGCAAAAAAGTTAGCAGACGATCAAGTTTTCTAACAAAGTCTGGCTCAGTTGAGGTTGATAAGAGGCTTATTGATATAATTGAAAGTGCTGGTATGGCTATGCCAGACGGCTATACTACGCAGCTAACTTCTGGTGTACGTCCAGGAGACTCTAGATTTCACGGTCGTGGAAAAGCAATTGATATACAACTATACCTAAATGGCAAAGCACTAGGACGATATCAAGTTGCGTCAGACTTTAGGCACTACGAAATTTTTGCTCAAAAGGCGCGTCAGATTCAAACAGCTAAATATCCAGAGTTAAACGTTGCATTTAGGTTTGGCGGTTATTTCTCAGGAACACGAGCAAACTATGGCGCGCTAGACTCTATGCATTTTGATATAGGCGGCTCGGCGGGTCTTGGTACCGGTGGCGGGTCTTGGGCAAATGGATTAACTTCTACTATGAGAAACTACTGGGCAGGCGTTACGAGTATCGGTATGGGCGGCGTTGCATAAGGCTTATATATAGAATAGACAAATTATGGCAAACAGCAGCTTTAGTACACCGTTTCCAACCAATCAATCGGTATATCCATACAACAACGTGAATCAGTCGCGTTCAGGGCACGTTTTTGAAGTTGATGACACGCTTGGTCACGAGCGCATAAAGGAAAAACATAAGTCTGGAACGTATCGTGAAATACACGCAGACGGTTCAAGCACCGTAGTTATAGTTTCGAAGCATCACACAACTATACATAGAGACGGCCACGTTACGGTTATTGGCAACGCCAACGTTGATATAGGCGCGGCTGGTTCGGTGTCTAACGTAAATATAACAGTTCATGGCAACGTTAAAATGGAGGTAACTGGCAACTACGAACAGACTGTTACAGGTGAATATAAATTAAAATGCGGCTCATATAAAAACGAAGTGCTTGGCGATAAAGCTGAAAGTGTTGTTGGTAAAAAGGACAGCATAATTGGTAACGGCGTAAATAATACCGTTCGGGCCGGCGGCGTAAAAAGCATGGTTGTTGGCAGCGTTGAAAAAACCGTTCTTGGAGGATACACTGGAATATACACCGGCGCGGCTGATACGACTGCACTTCTTGGAGTGAGTATGTCATCGCCAGCAGGCCCAGCCACAATTGGAGGCCTCTCTGCATGCGTTGACAGCGCGACTACATTAAACATGACTTCGCTTGGGCTGACAAATATGACTTCATCATTTACAAATATAACTACGCCGCTAGTTACTGTACTTGGAGGAGGGGTTGTGGCGGCCGGAGACGTACGAGCAGCTGCTGGAACTACCGGGTTGTTAACTCACCTTCACCTCGGCGACGGATCGAAGGGCATTCCAACCCCGACGGTGCCTGGAGCTCTTGGATAAAAATGTTATTAAACCAAAAATATGCCACTTACAATTTCTAATATTGCTGACCAAAACCTGCTTGGGGTGGCGGCAAGCACTGGCCCACTTGCCTTTACAATCGCATATCCAGAAAATCCGTCAGCAACATTTACAGTTAGTGCTAGCAGTAGCAACGTTGCTCTTGTGCCAAACAGCAACGTCGTGCTTGGAGGCAGCGGCGCAAGCCGTACCGTTACGGTGACGCCGCTAAGCAGCAAAAAGGGCACTGCAACAATCACAATTACTGCAACAGTAAGCGGCACTGCAGTTACTGCGTCTAAAACATTTTTATTTACGGCAAATCGACCGTCGGTATACACCGATACGTATATGGACTGGACAGCGATAACTGGTCCGGTTGATACCTATTTGTATATAAATTTTAAGCCTGAAGTGTTTAACAGCGAAACACTTACTTATGGAAATTTTAAAGAACAACATCGTCCAATAGAATTAATCTATAACGGTCAAGCTCGTTTTCAGGATCTAATAGAAAGTTTTACAATCGTTACTCAGGTTGGGGCAAATGGGATCAATCGAGCTCCTTTTAACGTTGAAACTCCAGTTAATCCATATAACTATGGTACGTCAGGGCCGACGATGCTAAAAAGACGACCATGGAGAGTTGAAATAATACCTGTAACAGACCCAGGTCTTACAGTTGATATACAATATGAAAGTAGAATGGCTGGCGTCTCTAATGTTCCAAAAAGAGTTGGCCGCTATGACATTACTATAAACGCTACATACGTTCGTAACTTACCAATAGTCTCCTATCCCGATATTCAAAACGGAATATATCCAACAGACTTGCATAATGGCACGTATCGTGGTTTTTGGAGCAGCTATCAAGACAAGCCAAATACGGTTCCATCCCAAGGCAGCATATTTTCAGAAATATCGTTTGGCAACCCATTTTTTGATATCAACGAGGATGTGTTAACTGAAGAGGAACTTAATAATCTTAAGTTTGAAACGGTTTTGTATGATTTTAATACACGCCGGGCTCCATACAAGGGTTATGGCGACCCTTCTAAATATCTAGTAATACACCCACGCCCAATAGGGGCTACGTTTACTAAAACTGAATTTGCGTATTATGGAAATACACACGTTCCCGAATTTATTACCGATCCTCAAATACTAGACGTCGACGACCCGAACTATCCTGGCAATATACCTGTTAGGTTAACGTACGCAAAGGCAAACGAAACGTCTTCGGATCTTTTTTCTGCGTTGGCTCCTCCAATTGAAGTCGGAACATACACCGTTACCTTAGAAGCGGTAGATTTAAACTATACTGGCTCAGTAACCCAAGAAATTAAGGTAGTTCCAGTTTCGCCGTCTGCTGCGCAAGAAGCAGCAACAGAATATCAAGAGAAAATAGATATTTTTGAAGCAGAAGTAGTTTCTACTCCAAAAAATAGCAGTTTAAGCAGCTCATCCGTTATATCATACTCTGAAAATGTGTCAACTTCAGACTTTATAAAGAGTGGAGTACTTTCGTTTCTAGAAAAAAGTGATATTCCAGCACTTGGCACAGTAAAAACTCTCGCTGAATGCGCTCAAAATTTACCACAAAAATTGATGTTGTTTGTTGCAGCGAAGATTGCTGCGCTTGTACTTAGTTATATTCCAGGAACTGGCATTTTAAAATTGCTAACTAGTGTGATGGATCTTATTAAAAAAGTCCAACAAATAATGGCACTGATTGAATTTATTAAAGACAATCCATGGGCATTTGCAAATATGGTTCTTGAAGCCACCGGCGCGTATGCCAAACTGGGTGCCATTGCGAACGAACAAATTGATGCGCTTAAATCACAGTTTCCAGGCATTACATCAGGCATTGGTGACGTCGCGGGATTTGTAAAAGATGCTGCAAATGGTCTTGTTGATATTTGTAACGCGGTTGATATAAATGGCAACCCACTCGCTAAGTATATAAAGGCAGACAACACAAAGGTGCCAGAGGCAATTGTAGCGTTTATTCCAGCCACTTCGCGACAACCTGTTGAGGCAAAGGGCAAGTATGATCTCTTTCAATTTAGGTTAAGAGAGGCGTTAAATAAAGACACTGATAAAATAAACACGTTAACAGCTGAAGGAGACACCGTTGGAGTGCAGGAGTATGTTTCAATGCTTACCGCGGTGCACGAACTCGCATACAACTATCACGACCGCATTGCAGCTACTGGGTCAGGCTCTGGGCTGTTGAGTGGAAGCAGCACGACCTCTGACGGCTTAGACTCGGTTTACAATATACTCAGTGAGGCGACAGGCATACTTTCTAGCGTCTATCCACAAAATTCTGGCACAACAAACATTACAACCACCGATACGAGCGGAAGCAAAAAGAAAGCAGGTCTTTCAGTAGACACATTAAATTCTGGCTTTAATACTGCCGCAAATATAGTTAGCGGAATTACAAGTGGGGTAGGGTCTGTTGGAAGCTTCTTGTCCGGGGAGACCGGCTTTTCTTTAACCGGGCTTAAAAATGAGTTTAATTATTTTGCAAAAGAAACGTTGCTGAAAAATCCTGCCTGGTCATCAGAAACCGTTAACGAGTATAACAAGCGGGTAAATAAAATAAAATACGAAATGGAAAACAACTCCGAAGCAATACGCAACAACCCAGCAAATGCGGGCGCGTCTGCTGCCTCAAGCGTGAATTCTGCCTCTTCCTCCTCGTCCTCTGGCAGTTCTTTTTTAAATAGAATAAGTTCATTTGCAGGCTCCCCGCTCGCTAGTACGTTTTTAAACAAATAACTCGTCGACTATATTTGTATAAATAGAATATGAGCCGCAACCTGTCTGACTATAATGATTCTAGAACGACAGTGGTGTCTAGAAAAAATTTATATTCAGATATTGATAACGCCTTTGCGGCACACCCGATCTATAACGACATATTGCCAATTACTGATATTGATTCAATAAAACAAAGCCTAAAAAACTTGTTATTGACAAACCGGTATGACCGCTGCTTTCAACCTGACATCTATTCTGACATAACATCATTGTTATTTGAACAGGTTGATATCTTTTCTGAAATTGAATTAAAGGAAAAAATAGAAAACGTAATTGATCAATATGAACCACGAATAAGCGACTATGAAGTTATGGTTTCAGACGACTCTGAAAAAAATGCATATCGCGTCTCTATTAAGTTTGAAACTTCATACGATTCGTCTTCTGAAATAGTAATATATTTAACTCGTATACGATAATGGAAATTCCTACACAGTCAGTAGCAGTCACAGAATTAGACTTTGATGCGATAAAGGCATCTTTGATAGATTATTTTAAAACTCAAGATGGTCCGTTTAAAGACTGGGACTATACTGGATCTGGTTTAAACTTATTGGTTGACGTACTCGCGCATAACACTCACTATAATGCTATACTCGCGCACATGGCGGTAAACGAAAGCTTTATAGATTCGGCACAACTTCGTCAAAATGTTGTATCGGCAGCAAAGTTAATTGGCTACACTCCACGAAGCGCCGTTGCTGCAAAAGCAAAAATTGCGTGCAGCGTACCTCCTCGGACTGACTCAATAAATGAGTATGTGATACCATCCGGTTCGCTCTTTTATTCAAACATAACCGATCGTACAAAAAATAGAGGCTACAAATTTACTAACCTAAACGATATTGTTTGTCGTAAAAATTCAAACGGCTTGCTGGTAGCAAATAACGTTGAAATACATCAGGGCGAAATTGTAACAAAACGCATTCAAATAAATTCTGCACAAAGTAATAACGAATATATTATAGACGATAAAAACATTGATTTAAGCACCTTAAAGGTAGCAGTGTTTCAAAACGGAAGGTCTGAAATAAATGAAGTATACAGCAGATTTTCTGATATAAATGCAGTTAACGGCTCTACTCCAATTTATTTCGTGTATGAAAATTATAACGGAAACTATGTAATATCATTTGGTAATGGTGTATTTGGTAAAAAGCCTGATAATCTTAATGTCTTAGAGCTTAGTTATTTGATTACTGACGGGGTTGGTTCAAATGGTTCAAATATATTTTCATATTCAAGCTTTTTTGATTCCACTAAAATTACGAAGGTTGATCTATTTACTATAGATCGTGCTCTAGGAGGAGCCGACCAGGAATCGACAAGCAGCATAAAATACAACGCCCCGTTGCAGTATATCTCTCAAAATCGTGCCGTCACCGCAGAAGACTATAAAACGTTAATATACGGAAAATTTCCAAACGTAAAATCCATATCAGTATGGGGTGGTGAAGAAAATGAACCGCCTCAGTACGGTAAAGTTTTTGTGTCAATTAGAAAAAATAGAGACATTAACTACACGTCTGACTTTTTAACCTATGAAGAAAAGCAAGAAGTATTATCTTACTTAAGCGATAAAAAGGTACTTTCAATATTTCCTGAAATAGTTGATCCAGAATATGTAAATATTGTTCTTGACGTGTTGTTTAAATATAACCGCAACCTTACCACATACACAAAGGTACAACTTGAAAACAAAGTCAAAGAAACAATAAGTGCGTTTAACACCCAATATCTAGATTCATTTGACGGCGTATTTCGTCATTCATTTTTAACAAAGACTATTGACGGCTCAAACCCATCAATATTAAATTCCCACGTAAGAATCTATATTTCTAAAAGCGCAACGCTTCTCGCAGATTCTCCAGAAAAGATAACTTTAAAGTATGGTGTTCCACTTACAGTTGACAATGACGTTACGATTATAAATTCAACCGGATGGGACTATAACGGGGTAACGTATTATATCGGCGACACAAAAGATGACACTTCAAATGACGTTCGCTCGTTGTTTATATATTACTACGACTCAAATAATATACCTATTGTAAAGGAAAAAAACGTTGGCAAAATAACATTAAGCACAGGAATATTAGAATTAAGTCCACTATTTGCTGACGAAAATATTACTTTAACGCTAGATCTTATACCGCTTTCAAATGATCTTGCGCCAAAACGCAATCAACTTATACAAATTGATACTTCACGACTAAACGTCTATGGCGAAGTTGACGCTATTGCTGTTGGTGGATCAAACCGTGCAGTAGAATATACAACATTTAGTAGAGACCGTTAAGCATGCTCCTAAGTATAGCAAATTCTCGTCCGCGTAACATGGAATCCATTGGAGTGGAGGGGCTCTACCCGCCGGCTCTACGAGAGTCAGCGAGTTCGCTTATTGGATTTATTGAACAATACTATAATTATTTAAACAGCATTGGGTTGCCGTCAAACGAGATTGCAAACATTACTCGTGACAAAGACATTGATATTGTATCAAACAAGTATCTAACCGAAATACAGAGCCTTATAGCGCGAAACATACCAAACAGCCGCGCAGTTGATAAAGTTACTCTCTACAGAATTATTATACAGTATTATCGTACACGCGGGTCAGAAGACAGCATACACACCTTTTTTAAAATTTTCTTTGATGAAATTGTAGATATATTCTATCCACGAAACTATTTGTTTGACCTGTCTGGAGGTCGTGGGTCGTGGTCACCTCTTAATATAGCTTCTCTTAGAGAGACCGCCACAAATCCAAATAAAGTTACTATAGAAGTAACATCAGACTATAAAATAGGGCCGTTTTCAATTTTTGACCAGGCGCCATACGTGGTAACGCTAAAGGCATTTAGTAAGTATGTATGGACCTATGACGGCGGTCAAAAGTCATTTAACTTGCCGTATATTGAACGCGTAAATATATCTGAAGTTGGGCAGCCCGCAGTATTTAGATGGGTATACAAGTACCGAGACGAGGTTGAGTTATACAGCACCGACGACACCCCATGGCCTGACGAGGCGCAGTGGCAAGTATTTTCTCGCAACATTGAAACATCATTTGCCCCTGTTGGGGCGATGGATCTTGAGTCAGGGTTGCTGTCGTTGATGGAAAATGGCGTAATCAATTTGGAAGAAAACGCAACGGGTGGTAGTTCGTTAATTATAAAAAATATACAATACGACACTGCAGAAATAATACCGATACTTCCGACGATTGAACCCGAATTAATAACTGATGAATTTTCGTCAGTATTACTTGCTACTCCGCTATGGCAATTTTCTTCTGTTGCCGCTACACTGTCTGGCTTTAAAATTACTACAGAATTTGCAGTTACGACTGAAATATCATGGGATGATTCGACGCCTCTTACAGTTGCTGCCAGTGGCGTGCCTGTTTCTCACTCATACGTATTACCAATAGTCCCATCACCGATTGTACCAATTCCAGTGAGTGACATTGGTAGAAACTTTATTGATGAGTCGCAGCTATCAAACGAAATAGTTAGTGAAAACATAATTGTTATTGGAGACGACGACATTGATATTTCACTCTATGGCTTAACAACTGAGGACGCCGAATTTTTAATCGTTGAAAGAGGACTTGAGCCAGAAAGAAATGCTCTTGCTGTTGAAAGTGGAGTACGCGAAGAAAGATTTATCGCTATCGTTGACAGCAAAAATGTTGAGTATTATCACATATTTAATGTAGAAGTATTTCCGCAATACACTACGAAAATTGGAGACTTCGTTCATTCTTTAGAAGATGTTCAGGCCGGAGAATATAACGGTGACTTTAGACTGTCAAAAGTGTATCGTAGTATAGACCTTGATCCAATCTCTTGGGTTGAAATTGATAAAAACGTTGATGTTTGGACCTATGAAGACAACAAGTCATTTGCGTCTGACTTATACAAGCTGCATGACGGCGAGTATTGGCAAAAATATTCTTATCGCATACGGTGCGGCCTCCCTCAAGAGGATTGGATAAATGACTATTTACGATTTGTACACCCTTCAGGCTTAAAGTTGTTTAGCGCAATACTCTATGAATTTGTCTCTCGCACTGCATGGAACAACGCGATTGACTACAGAGCGAAAAAGCCACAAGACAGCTATTTGTGGTTAAACACATATGACCCTCCAGTTGTTGGCTATCATACCCCACGCTATCAACCTGGCTGGTTAACTGGAAACGAACGTCTGCTAACAATTATTCTAGAATATCTAAAGAGTAGCGGAAGCGAAGATGATTTTATACGAATGATAAGAATCATTGTTAAACTTTTTTCGCAAAACGCTAATCCGCGAAATAAAACCATTCGTACAGAATATCAGGGGTGGCTAAAGTATCTTGATCCCAATGAACTTATAGCTGGCTATGCAGACAAAACTTTTGACGAGGCAAACTCTCCTTGGGTTGACAACTCGCGAACGTTGTTTAATAATATTTCGTCATTTATCAGCTTTAGATACAAAGACACGTCTTATTATCCGTGGTTCTACAGTCAGCTGATACCTCTTGACCCAGTATACGAAGACACCGACCTAAGTTATAACGAAGCGACTATAAGTTCGTTTGACATTGAAATGACGCCATACAATAACAGCACGCTTGAAGACCGGGAGCCGCTAACGTATCGCCACGCTCTTGAGCAACAAAATGGCGACGACTTTATAACAGAAGACAGCAGTAAGCAGTTTATTACGGAAGGTCAAGTGCACGCAAGAACCGTGACAAGTTTTACATCTAACAAGTCTGTTGTAAAAGAAAATGAAATTGTACGTTTCTATGCGCTGACAAAATATATACCTGAAGGTACGACTCTCTACTGGAACGTTTCAGAACCAAATATCTATCCTCAGTCTGGCACGTGTGTCGTAAAAAATGAAGTGGCAGTCTTTAGAGCAGTACCGCTTGTAAACTTTACTGACGGCGCCTCTCAAACATTTACTGCAACTATTCGTCAGGGCGGGCCAAACGGCGCAATACTTGCCAACAGCGAACCAGTTACTGTAAATAATAATTTAGATTTACCAACATACTTAATATCAGCAAATACAAACAGCACAATCGAAGGTGGCGGAGTAACATTTAATATAACAACAACCGGCGTTGATGACTACGAAGGGTTATACTACGTAGCTTCATTACCAAATGACGTAGCGCCAGCAATGGGAGGCCTGGTTGTTAAAAATAATGCTGCGTCATTTACTCTAATGGCGTCTCTAGACGACTTGAATTCTGAAGGCTCAGAATATTTTGACGTTAAAATATACGCGTGTGACTCCGCCGGATTAAGTGTCGCAACAAGTGAAAGCATAGAAATAAAAGATGCATACAGAGTGTGGGAATTTATTTCAAAGCCTGCACAACTTTCTGATTTTTCTGTGTCAACAAGCCCAGCATCACAAATACAAATTGGATGGAATGACGGCTCACTCGCTCAAACACTTGATAGCGCCGACCTCGTGTCACACACCTATTCATAAGATAATATAAATATAGCATATGCCTGACGTAAAATTTTCACAGCTCACGCCAATAACTGCAGCGCAATCCGCTGACTATATACCAATTGTTGATGTTTCTGACCCTCTTATGTCAGAAAATGGAAGCAACGCAGTCATAAGTATTGGTGACCTTACATCTTCGCTGTTTGATGGCATGGCAAACGGCTCTATAAGCATCTCTAAACTACAAGCAAATCCAACCTTTACTGGAAACGTCACTCTGCCAAGCACGACGTCCATTGGTGAAGTAGGCGCAACCGAAATTGGTTTTTTATCTGGATTACGCAACAACATACAGTATCAGTTAGACAACCCATTTTTTCCAGTTCCTGGCACACTAACGATTGGACCTGGAACGACAACAAACGCGCCGCTTAGATTAATGGCTGGTACAAACCTAGCAACTCCAGTCTCTGGAAGCGTTGAGTTTGACGGCACAAACTTGTACTACACAAATAGTACCCCCGCGCGCCAAATATTGGCTACTAAAACCTATGTAGACGCAGCAGTATCAAGTATAATAGACGGCGCGCCTGATCTTTTAAACACGCTTAACGAAATATCGATAGCACTCACTGCTAAGGCTCCTTTAGCCAGCCCAACCTTTACGGGAACAGTAACTCTACCAACTGGTACAGTCACAAGCGACATGATTGTAAACAGCACAATTGTTAATGCAGACATTAGTCTAACCGCAGCAATTGCAGGCACAAAGATTAGTCCAAATTTTGGATCAGGAAACGTTATCACTACTGGATCACTTACCGTTGGTGACGACGCTCAGTTTACAAGCCGTATTGGAACAACCGACGTCACTCCACAATCTCAAGTGATTGGTGCGAGTGACAACGCCGGAGCTCTCTTTGGGCGCTTTTCAAACGACGGCGCGTCGTCACGACACAGTTTCATAAAGTCTCGCTCGACAACAAAGGGCGCCCACTCCATAGTATTTGCCGGCGACGACTTGGGCATGATCGTCGCTGGCGGCTCGGACGGAGTAAAAATAGTCGAAGCGACTCGAATACACTCAGAAGTTGACGCCGCAGTCGCAGTAGCTGGAGGCTCATTTGTTGTTGGAAAGCGTTATCGTATAGTGGCTCTTGGAAACACCGTTTGGGCTGCTGTTGGATGGGTCGCTGTTCCGCCAGCAACAAACCCGGCAGTTGGAGACTTTTTTACAGCAACCGCGTCTGGTACAGTTAGTACAGGAACTGCGAGCGAGGAGCCAAAACTTGATGTTATGCCAGGCCGCTTGATATTCAGTACAACTGGTAGAGGAGCAGCTACTGTCACCGCACGCATGCATATCAACAGCGACGGCAACGTTGGCATCAATACAACCACGGTTGATCCAAGTTGTTTGCTTCAGCTGACAAGCACGGCTAAAGGATTTCGACCACCAGCAATGACGACGTCTCAGCGCAACCTTATTACTTCGCCAATCGCCGGCCTAATGATTTACAACAGCAGCACTAATAAATTAAACTTTTATAACGGGAATGCATGGGAAGCAGTAACTTCAACACCCGCGTAATTCTATAAAATACCAAAGAGAGACTCCCTATTAGCAATTAACCGCTAAATAACTATTATAAATATAGCATATGGCTACAGTAAAAATTTCGCAGTTAAATGAGTTAAGCAACCCTACGCAAGTAACTGCGGGTGACCTACTGCATATTATTAACATAGAAGAATATTCGCAAAATTATCCGGCTGGCACAAACAAAAGAATCAAGGCAATAACACTTGCAAACGGTCTTGCTGGACTAGCAACTACTATTCCTCCAGTAATACAGTCAGCGCTAGACAGCAAGGTGTCACTTGAAAATTTTAATAATGCCGGACTAAAAATTGCTGCGCCAGTCGCTGCAGCGACTACAACAGGTATAAACCTAGCCAGCACGCTAAATGGAGTCTTTATAGACGGCGTACAACTCGCTGTTAATGATCGCCTGCTTGTAAAAGATCAAACATTAAATAAATTTAACGGCATCTATGTAGTAAACGCTGGTGTGCCTACACGAGCAACTGACTTTGACACAATAACAGAAATTAACGGCGGCTATGTGCTTGTAAATGGAGGAGACACCCAAAGGGGCGCAGGATTTGCAGTAACTACTACAGTCGCGGTGGTTGACACCGATCCGATTGTATTTACTCAATTTACTTCCGCGGCTACAAATATCAACAAGGCTTCTATAGGTCTTGGTCAAGTTAATAACACGAGTGACCTCAATAAGCCGCTGTCGACAGCAACAATTGCTGCTCTAGCCCTCAAGCAAGGCACAATAACAGGTGCGGCATCAACAATAACCACGGACAACCTTGCTATCAATCGCGCACTAGTTTCGAGTAGCGGTGGTAAAGTAGCAGTAAGCGCGATAACAAGCACCGAGTTAGGACGTCTTGGCGGCATCTCTGGCAACGTTCAAACTTTGTTGGATGCAAAGGCTCCAATCAACAACCCCACATTTACTGGAACTGTAACGCTACCAACAGGAACAACGATCGGAGGAGCCCCAGTTGCCCTCATTCCGCCCGGTGCAGTTATGGCTTTTGCAATGCAAACGGCACCAAGCGGGTGGCTGCCTTGTGACGGCCGTCGCATAAGTCGCACAAACCCACTCTATGCGCCTCTCTTTGCTGCAATTGGTACCATATACGGCGCAGGAAACGGCTCTACAAATTTTGACATTCCAGACCTTCGCGGGTATTTTGTTCGTGGCTGGGACGACGGCCGCAGCGTTGACGATGGACGGGCGTTTGGATCAAATCAGGCCGACGCTTTACAAAATATTACAGGCAAAATAAATTTAAACACAAATGCTGGTCTTGCGGCAAGTTTTAGTGGCGCTTTTTACTCTGAAGAAGGCAGTACTTCAACACAAGTTCGATTTGGAGAAGGAGGAGTACCTGGTGACTATACGTTTGATGCGTCACGTGTCGCCAGAACTTCAACGGAAACTCGCCCTAAAAACATCGCGATGCTCTATTGCATTAAACTATAATAACTAAAGATCTATGCCATTTAAAATTTCAGAACTTACTCCCAGTCTCTCAATCACAGCCAATGATCTTATACAGATTATTGATGTTGATGACGGCACCATGGGAGCCAGCGGCACAAACAGAAGCGTGACAGCCGGAGTTGCGGCAAACGAAATTGCCGATCTTATTACAAGCGTGCCGTCTATTGTAGCGACAGCCTTATCCACAAAGGCAGATATCAACGGCCCTACTTTTTTAGGAACTGTCACTCTTCCAACCACGACTTCTATTGGGCCTGTAAACAGCGCTGAAATTGGACGCCTCAGTGGAGTTACAAGCAATATCCAAACACAATTAAATAGCAAATTATCTACATCAAGTCCAAGTTTTAGTAATACTGCGGTATTTTCAAATTCTTCTGCCAATTCACTAACAGTTGGGGCGCTACACTGCA